TTGGTTTTATCAAACGCCTTAATCGTAATGTTTACATTTTCAGCCATCGTTCTCGCTCATTATTTGAAAGTAGGCCAACCACTCATTGAAGTGATTGACAGGCATTTGCTCTGCTTCTTCTATCGTAATGTGAAGGCGATCAGCCAAAGATAATAGGTTCATCCTTGATTGATCGCTTCTTAGTTTTTTTCAGCCACCTCCGCAGATTCAATTTCAGCAAACATCTGATTAGCTATATCTGATATGACGCTTGTCTCTTCGCCCATCAAATCCAACCTATCTTCCGCAGACGCGAACAGTTTACTACCGCCCTCATCTTCTGCCTTCATGCAAATCAAATCTACCATTGCACCGATAGTTGTGTTGTTAAGAAAGTCAGGGTGCTTTTTCTGTAACTGGTCTAAGTCATAGCACGTAATTGTTCTACAATATAACTTAAATGCTCCAGATTCGTCACCCCACGCAGGAACTACAACTTCTCGCGCCTGTATCTTTCTTCTGCTTCGTAACTCTTTTGCTAATCCCATGGTTTATCCCCTTATACTTGTGCTTCGGTTACATCTCCACTGCACTGAATGGTGAAACTTGCTTCAACCATTCCATCAAATGCTCCACTGATAGAACGAGAAGTTACAATGCCACCGCCTGAAAAGTAAGTCTCGCCTGAACCAGTGCCAGTAGGATAGATTTCAAAATCTACATCAGCACGTTCGTCAAGAATTAACTGCTGTGCGTCTGCCTCATCCCAATAACATTCGATAGAAACTGTGTTGGTTTTTAAGCCTTGCTTGTAAGTTCTGGAAGAATCGCCCATTACTGAATCTTCAATAGTGTCTGCTGAACCGTCAAACGTGAAAGAACGTACCTCGCCTACCACGGCAACAGTCGTGCCTGAGACTTGTACTTTTACTACTCCAGATGCGCCTGTTTTAGTCGCCATGATATGTACCTTTTTAAGTTAAGTTAAGTTGTGCCGCGAGTATACTGATATACAACGCGAACCGTAATAATGACCCCACCAATGGGGTCAATAGAACCTTCGTCAATCTCAATGTTAATAACTTGCGTATCAATGGCTTTATTGCCTCTGGTACGATCAACATCAAGTCCCTCTTCAATCGCTTCAATTATGTTGTTTCTTGCACTGTCAATCGTAGAACCTTTGACAAAGCACACTAATTCGTAATTTATCGTTCCCATTCTCTGGGTTATTGAACCGCCTATTGAGGCATCTTCTCTGCTCTCATCTGCACTGCGAACAAGGATAGCAGGGTATTGCGCGTTAGACAGCTTTTGGAAGTCGAATGGTTCTCTAGTGGCATACTTTACCGCTACTGGGTCTGTAATGCCTTGCAATGTAGTAACGATGTTTCCTGCTATCTCTTCTCGTACACTCATTTCAAATTCCTAAAAAAGACCTGCCCTAATTGCTTTTCTTCTTTGCGGCTAAACCCAAAAAACGGTCTGCTCTTGTTATTCATTGCCGCCTTCTTCGCTTCTGCGGCTCTACTAAAAAATATAACAGCCTGTTTACTGTTAGCCTTTGTAGTCATAGAGCCTAACATCTTACCTGTAAACTGTAGATCAGGTGTTGTCCCTCTACGATTCTTGCTTCTAAATGCCGCATAAGTAGGGCTGTACTTCTTAAACCCACCGCCTTTAAATCCTTTTGCTTTAGCAGTCCTATCCTCAATAATACCTACGCCAGTTTGTGCTGTAATTGATAATGCTTTACGAACACTCCGAGATAATTCTTTTCCCTTCTTACCAATTCGCTTTGATACTTCCTTAGCATTTGTTTTAACGCTAAATTCCATTACCTGTCGAGCCTATTAGCGTTCAGTGCATTCTTTTCATCACTGTCGATAGTTCCATCACCATCATCATCATATTCTACACCGTCACCAAATATAGCCTCTAACTCTTCACCATATCTTGCGCGGTAGAATTCTATCATGCCCTGAAATCTGTCACCATCAACCCAATTAGTAAGTTGCGGTAGAGCATAACGCCATAGCACCAAATAAGATGCACAACGTGTAAATTGAGAGTCGGTAAGTTTGCTGTTATCCATCTCACCTGATATGCCTTTTTTAGCCCACCATTTGATGCGTAATTCTCGCTCAATATCTGCTTGCGCTTTTGAATGCTCGGACGAAAAAGAATCAATCCCTAACTGTAGAATGTCTGGGACTAGTTTTAATAAATCTGAATCGTTAGAAAATGCCATTACCACTTTACCTTGTCTGCCCAGTAAGCCGCTGATGCGGTTTTATCTTTGCGCCCTTTAGCTATCTGCTTTGCAAATCGCGCTTTAAAAGATCGCCTTTTAGCTTTGTCTGCTTCGGTTTCATTCTTTCTGGGCGGTTTATTATCAGCACCCTTTTGACCAAAACGAATTAGCTTAATCTTGTTGCCTTCCTTTGCTAATACAGCGTGGCTCTTACTGTCATGGTTAGGGGTGCGCTTTGGCTTGTTATAGCCTTCAAATTTAATACCGCGATAAGTAATTGCCATATATCCCTCATAAGAAAGCCCCCTCCGAAAAGGGGGCAATATAGTCTTACAGAGTTGCGTCACCTAGAACTTCAACACCGTAGGAATCATCCAACTCGCCTACACCGTAGACAGCAGTTGCATTTAATTCCCAAGCGCGGAGGCTCTCATCACGCTGTGGAGCGATCTGGAAGTCACGCTTCATAGCAATAGCAAGTGCTTCTGGTGCAAATACAGCACCTTTGCAATCACCGTTGCCATCAATAGTAACGTTAGCTGACTCATAAACGTCAATACCTGCGATAGTTCCAACGTAGCCATTACGCATAGCTTCGTTCTGTACGTCACCACCATTCGGGTTAGCGAATGTGTTAGTCAGGTTAGCTTTTATAGCGTATGCCTGGTATGGGTGAACAACAGCGGCCATAGAGCCAGTTACCTTGTTAGCACGTAGAGTAGCCGCGGCCTTGAACAAATCAGCAACAGAAGTCTCTGAACCTGCTGTACCGAATGATGAACTAAACCCATCAAACAAAGCGATAAGGTCAGTATCGATCTTAGTAGCGATAGCGTTACCAAGAACAGTACCTAACTCATCAGCAGGGTTTCCTGCGCCCATAGTAGCAAGGTCAGTCAAGATTACCTGTGCGCCTACCTCTCCTACAGTTACAGAAACTGAAGAAGTAGAAACAGTAGTGCTAGACATGTCCGTTCCCTCTGTTAAATCAGCCGCGCTGATGGCAGGGTACTTAGGCACTTGGATGGTTTTGCCTGCTTCGTTACCAATGTTGTACTGAGTAACAAGACCAAGCATGAGTGATTGCTCTTCTGCGGTAAAGCGAGCCTGAGCGATGATGTTGACGAATAGATCGTCTAAAGTTGAACTAGTTGTTACAGCCATGATTAAATCCTCAAAAAATTAAAAGTGTGGTTAGGTTGATTGCTTTTTCTTCATAGCGGCAAATGCTTCTTTACCACCATCAGACCAGTTTGCAACCATGTCTGCCACAGATTGAGGCTTCTGCGTTGAGCCACCAGTGTTACCTTGACTGCCGTTACCACCTTGGGAGGCTCGGACAAAATGAGGATTAACTGTTAAAAATTCCGTCACCATTTCATTGACGGATAGTAGATCACCGCCATCATTGTAACGCGGTACTCCATTTGCGTCTAGCACTTCAACTGCTCCATCTTCTGAGAGTCTTGTGTTACTTTTTAATAGTGATGAAACTTGTTCTGGTGATACAGCGTTATTCTGGCTTGCCGCATTTAACAAAGCACCGTCTACCAGTGTTTGTTGCAACTTGCTCTTATAACTTTGAATCTCCTTGTCTTTCTTTTCAACGGTAGTCTTTAAGATTGAGTCAAACTCTCCGCGCTCTTTCTGTCGTTCGAGTTCTGCGGCTTCACGTTGAGCCATCATATCTTTAGCATCATCTAAATCAATGCCTGATAGCTTTTTGTCAAACTTGCGCTGTTCTCTTGCAACCCGATCAGCAACGATTCGGTCTAATTCATCTTGAGTAAAAGTCTTTGCCTGATTTTGATTGTCTACCACATCATCATCAGTTTTAGTTTCCATGGTTTCTTCGCTCATGTCGCGCTCCTCATATAGAGTATTTTGGTGAATCAACAGTATAGCATACTAATTATTTCTTAACTTTCTTCTTCTTTTTGGGTCGTCCTACTTTGCTTCCGTATGTACCTTTACCTTTTGGCATGATTGTCTCCTTAAAATTCAGCCCTAAACCTATGGCGGCAGTTATAGCCACCACGCACAATAAATGGATTACCATCTATTTTACCAGTCCAACTACCTGACCAGATTTCTTCAATTTCTTCTTTAGTGTATATTTTACCTACGTGCTTTCCGCAAAATTCTCTAGTGACTTCATCGTCTGGCCCTTGATACTTAAACTTTTTAGCGCCTGCCTCTAACGCAACTCTAGTGTTTACAGCCGCGTCAAACTGCATTAAAGCATCGTGCAACTGTTGACGAGCATAACGCCCTAGATCACTGCCTACAGTGGCTCTAATCGTTGCTACGCTTGCGGCAAATGGTGTTCCTGTTAGGGTGCTTTCGTAGACCTCTTTAGCAATGACATCTAGGTACTGTTGACCTAAATCCTCAAAGCCTTTAAAAGTTAGGCTCTGTAACTGCTGAATAATACTAGCATCAAGGTTAGCAATGTCACCGTACTGTCCTAGCATGGCAATAGCCTTAGCCGCTACATCGTTATACTGCCGAACTAAGCCATCTACAACCGTTAGGTATTCTTGCTCTATAGCCTCGCGCAAAACAACCCTAGCTTGTACAGCCCACTCTAGATCAAACAACTCGCCATCTCTTAGCGGTGCAGTAGCCATGATGTCAGCTATGCGGTTCTCTAGCTTGACTAACGCGCTTGCTAACTTTGCCTGATGACTTTCAGCAAGCCTAATCAGTTCACGCAACTGATCAATATCTGCGGCCATTAGAACTGTCCTATGTCACTACCATTGTCATCGTCTTTTGGAGCCATTAACTCATCGCCACCTTCAACTTCATCAAGGCCAATCTTCTCCCTTACCTCGTTCTTACTAACAACTCCTGCGTCAATGTGGTAGCTGTAAATCTGTGTCTTATCAGAGAAGTCGCCTAATATGCTTGCGCTTTCTTCGATCTCAGCGTGTGCCTTAGCTAGCACTTCATCATCTAATATTAGGTCACTGATCTTCTTGTCTATCTCCATAGATAGGGTAGCTGATTTAACGCCAGTAGAGCGCATCTGCTGTAGGAACATTAATTCCTTATCGTAATCACGTAGGTCAAATGCATCTGGATAGAATATCTCTACATCTGGGGTAATGTCTTGCCAATCACAAAACAACACAAACAACTGCTCTTCTGCCAACTCCAATAGGTCAGCTTTTTCCGATAGCTTTGCATTAAGCATTTGGAATTCAGTTTGCATCGCCACGCCTGATTGCGTCATTGCCTGAGTGCCACGAACTGCTCCCATGTGAGCCATACGATTAATAGACTGCACTTTGTCATCTATCGAATTGCGTACAGCATCTAGGTTCTGACCGCTTGGTTGCATCTGATAAGGTTTAAGCCCTTGATCCATATCATCAGGCATATTAATAATAGCACCTGCTCCTGCACTAGCATCTGTCTGGAAGGACTTCACCAGAGTCGGGTGGTTGCTTATCCTTATAAGCTGTTCAATTTCACTTAACTCTTGGTAGATCGCTTTCTGCATATAGG